CATTCGGATGGCAGACTAATTGTGCCGGTACTCAATGACAGCTTGAGGATTGTGGGTCTACAGTACATAACCGACGACGGTGACAAGCGCTTCGAGAAGGACACAAACAAGTCCGGGCATTTCTATATGATCGGCGCTGACAAGATGTCAGACACAGATAAAATTTATTACTGCGAGGGATACGCCACGGCGGCGTCTGTTTTTACAGACATGCAATCGCCAGTGATCATCGCTTTCGATGCGTACAACCTCAGTCCGGTGTCCAAGACTTTCTTTGGCCACTTCAAGGACAAGACCCATGTCTTCATTGCGGACAATGACCCCAAGAGCAACACGGGGCAGACAGAGGCTGAGAAAGCCGCACAGCAGATCAAGAATGAGGGTGGGCAGACGCAGATACTGATGCCAGCCACTGGTGGTGACTACAACGATCACAAGCTGAGCGAAGATATGCTGCCGGTAATGAAGGCAGTCGAGGTTCCGACAGAGTTTGACTTCATGCGGAACAGCTCAGGGCGGGCGCTCAATACAAAGGACAATGTCAGGGGCGTCATGCTCACTGAGAAGATCACGGTCAACTACAACGTGATCAAAAAGAGGATGGAGATAGACATTCCCAACATGAAGTTCATCAGCGACATGAAGGAGGAAGCCAGCCTCATAGAAATTGAGGACCGCTGTATACAGATGGCGGTGCCACATACCCGTGTCAGGGACTACATCAAGATCTTAGCCAACGAATACAATCCGGTGAGGGAATGGATCTTCAGTAGGCCATGGGACGGTCAGAACCGATTACAGGAGTTCTTAGACACGATTACAGAAGAAAGGAACAAAGAACTGAAAGAGACATTGATGCGTAAGTGGTTAATCTCTTGCGTAGCAGCAGCGCTGGAACCGAACGGCGTCGCACTGGAGGGCATCCTAGTCCTGCAAGGCGCTCAGGGGTTGGGAAAGACCCTGTGGTTCAAAAAACTCGCTGATTACGAGCAAGGGTGGCTTCTGGAGGGTGCAACGCTCAATCCGACAGACAAGGATAGTGTGAAGCAAGCAGTAAGCCATTGGATTGTAGAACTGGGGGAACTTGAGTCGACCTTTAAGAAGGCCGATCTGGACATGCTGAAGGCATTCATAACCAAGAAAACGGATGAGATGCGTCTACCCTATGACAGGGCGGCGACGACCTACCAGAGGCGCACAGCGTTTTATGCGAGCGTGAATGCTAGGGAATTCCTCACTGATACGAGCGGAAATCGACGATTTTGGGCGATACCAGTGAAGGATATCAACATCAATCACAGCATAGATATGCAGCAATTATGGGCAGAGGTAGCAATGACTTTATATAAACCCGACGTTAAAAACTGGTTTCTCACCCCCGAAGAGCGGGCAGCTCTACAGGATCAGAACGAGTCCTTCAGGGCGCAAAGCAGCGTGGAGGATCTGATACTCAACTATGTGCGGTTTGACAGTGCCAACTGCAAGCCAGTGCAGATGACCACGCTGTTACGGGATCTGGGGATTACGAACCCCCGGATGCCGGACATCAAGGATGCGAGCCGTGTGTTGGCAGAGCGGGGCATCGAGCCACGCAAGTCTAATGGCAAGAAGGTCTATGATTTGGACTATGAGAAGCCCAAGAACATGGACACGGGCGGTTATGGGAATGACATGAACTATCCCAGCTTTTAACCATGGAATGGTTGCAGAAAGCAATACAACGACTCGTAGATTGGTTGGAACAACTTTTCGATGAGAAAGACAGGAAAAACAGGGTAGCAACAGGGTATACCGAAAACAAGGATACCCTGAGCTAAACCATTGATATATAACAGGAAAGGAGTAGAAGAGGGTATAGGGTATTGTTCTACTATATTTATATATATATATATATATTATATAGAGAGAGCGCACAGTACACTTTGGGTTTTTGAAGTCTCTAAGTGTTTCAAAGTAGCTGTACCCTGCTGCCCTGTACCCTGATTGGCTACAAGGAGGCTAAATGTTTCATTCGGTTAAACCACGGCAGATCGCAGATAAACTCGTACACAAGATGACAGAGGCCGCAAGGGACGAGTACAACCTGCTGACTGAAAGCTTGACAGATCAAGAGCGTGACAGTATCAAAGATCTGGTATGGAGCCATGTGTGCAATCACTACGCTCGGAGATACAGGAAGCAGGAATGACCAAGTTTGTTTATGACAAGGATCTGGATTACGATGTGAATCTCCACCGCTGGTATCAGGCAAACTGTGAAGAGCGTGAGTATCACGGCGACACACCCTACGGTTGGGAAGAAGCAAAGAAAGTGTTCAACAAGATAGCGAGACAAAATGGCTGGTCGTCCTAAGAAAGAAAAACCACAACTGGTTAGTGTGCCAGCCAACTTCGAGAAGGATGAAGAGAACAACCTGACTGCAATGCAAGCTGCATTTGTCTGGCACTACACCGAAGGCGCTTGCGCTCAAACTGAAGCAGCAAGACGAGCAGGTTACGAGTTTCCAAGCTCAGCAGCTAACCGCATGCTCAACGGCAAGGACTATCCCAACGTAACCAAAGCGATCAGGATTAGACAGGAGGAGCTGCGCGAGAAGTACAGCATTACTCCTGAGAAAACTGGGACGATGCTTTGGAAGATAGCCGAGACTAGTTTTGAGAGCGGACACTTCAATGCTGCGGTTTCAGCCATCAAAGAGCTGAACCAGCTCGCTGGTTTATCCATTAACCGATCGCAGAACCTCAACATCAACGCCAATGTCGACGCTATGAACCGTGACGACATCAAGGAAAGACTTGGCAAATTGCTGGGCGTTGATACAGACATATCTCAGAAGGACTTTTAGTCTTTCAAACATAGCGGAGGGCCGCGCCCCGCCGTCGGGGGCTGGAAATCCTCGAAAAATCCAAAAATTCGCGTAAGTTGTTGATTTTTAAGGGGAATTCCCTCTGCACAAGTGTGCAAACTCTTGCACAACGACACACGGCACTGTGCAGTGAGGTGACGTCAGGACCGCACAGGAGGCCGTAGGATCCCTATGGGGCGGCGTTTTCTGGTGGTTTGGGCTGATTTGACCCCCCTACACCCCCGCAGCGCTGAGCGGCCATGGCGGTAACGCTATAGCTGAGTTAAGCGCATTCAATACTCAAAAAAATACATGGGAAAAAGCCCGCCGGTCCTATTTGCTTGCAGGATAGAATCCGGCGGGAAGGTTGCCTAGGGGTCCGGCAACATCAGGACGTTTGAATTTAACCCGAAAAAGATTATTATCGCAAAAAATTTTTGGTAAAAAAAAATGGCCGACTCCAGAAACAAAGGCGCGGCGTTTGAGAGGGAGATTGTGAATCGCCTCAACGATTTTTTTGTAGATCAGGACATCATTTTTGATTGCAAACGCAACTTATCCCAGTATCAGACCAAAAATCTTACCGATATAGATATTCCTTACCACGCTGTTGAGTGCAAATTCTACAAAGAGGGCTGGTGGTGGAAGGATGAGTGGTGGCAACAGGCGTGTGACTCCTGCGCCAACAAAATTCCTGTGCTGGTTTATAAATTTAACCGTAAAGGGGTACGGGTGTGTTTGCCTGTGTACGCTATTAACACTGATTTGGAAAAAAATAACGAATTAACGACCGTGTTGACCTTTGATGATTGGCTCAGCATACTCAAATTCAATTGGGACATATATGGCAGGTTAGGTTTCGATGCCGCAGCTTGATGACATAGACATTTTCGACCGCGACCACATGACTGTGGATAAGTTTGGCCCTCAAGGGAACCTAATTGACCGAAAAATAATATTTTCTAGCTCAGTTGAAGACACACCGATCTTTGATAGCGCCGAAGATCAATACGTCAGGATGATTGACCCTACAACTGGCGCTTTTGTTGAAGTGCAGAGCGATTTACCCACAATTCAGTCGTATATCGACGCTGGTTATCAACTGGAAATGCCATCAAGTGGGCCGGGAGGCTCAATCACTCGTAAACGAAGAGCTAGAAGAGGCAAATCGCCTTACAAAAAGCCCGGAAGAAGAAAAGGTTCTGTTTCAGACAAAGAATATGAATCCTTTAGAGATTCTTTAAAGAACCAAGACATCTTCGGCTACAGCCTCGGTGGTTCTGTTTCAGAGATGATGGGCCGCACCGGTCCAGATCTAACTCCTGCCCAGATTGCTAATTTAGCGGGTGCGTTTGCGGATCCCTATGGGGGTGCCGATTTAACTGGAAACTATCCTGAGTTCCCGGCCAGAGATGTGTCGGTCGAAGAAATGCTTAGGGGTCCCAGAGGATTGAGCTTGGTAGAAAATATACTACAAGGCAATTATGGTTCCTCTGCTCTGCAAATACTTGGTGCTATCCCCGGCTTTGGTGGAATCATTAAGACGTTAAAGGCGGCTGGAAAAATTCCGCCAACACAGATCCAAAGGCTTAAAGATATGGGCTTGGATGTGGACACAGATATGTACCACGGCACAACTGACGCAGGTCCGAAAGGCGAAGGCATCGATGAGTTTATTATTGGCGGGCCGGAAGGCTATAAGCCTCTTGACGGAAGCAGACTAAGGCACCCCACATCTGGAATAGGGGTTTGGCTTTCTGACGACACGGCAATGGCTGGGGATTTTGCTAAAAGATCGCCCAGCATTTCAGATCAGGCATCAGATCAATTCCCGAACGTCTTACCGGTTTATACCAGAAGAGAAAACCCTTTGGTGTTTACATTTGACAAAAGCATAGAAGAGGCTTTTGAAAAAGCAAGAGACGCAGCCAATAACTTTAATCCAGCGCTGATGGAAAATGCGGATGGTACTTTGACCGATGAATATAAAAATATTTTGTCAAAATATGAACAAGCAGATAGAGCCAGAAAGTATTCTGATCCATTTCAGCAGTTTATGCGGTATGTTGGTATCGATCCTGACAAAGCTAAATTTGGTCCTAATTTTGATCCTAGCGGCGTTGACCCGGACTTGATCAGACAAAGACTGATTGATGAAGGCTATGATTCTGTTGAAATCAGGGGAACAACTTGGGATGCGCCTGAAGGAAAGAAAAGAAGCAATCAGTTTTTAATTTTAGATCCTAGGAACATACGCTCTAAGTATGCAAAAGCAGATCCGAAAGATAAGGGTTCTCCTCAGATATCAAAAGCTGGAGGTGGCGCGGTGGATGTCAGGGACATAGATATCTTTGACGTTGACAGTTACAGCCTCGGCGGCTCTGTGGGTGACATGA